GAAAAAGAGGAGGCCACCATCAGAAGGGGTCTCTTCTTGTCGCGACAATGGTCTCCTGAGATCAGTATATCACATGATGTATATATTTGTATACTTTAGCGGTAAAAGGGGGGAATAGGGGATGAGCGTAGAGGTATTTGCGGGATTCGTGTCCCCCACCAAGAATTTTTTCCACTTGCCCAATAACTGGACCGATATCATAGCAGAAATTGATAATCTGGCGGAGCTGAAGGTAGTCACATACATTGCGAGGCATACCTGGGGCTATCATGAGTATGGCATCGCGAAAACGATCAGCGTGGATGAATTTATGCATGGACGCAGGCGGCATGATGGATCGCGTATGGACAAAGGGACGGGACTCTCCAATCATAGCGTGATTGATGGGCTCAAGGCCGCGATAAAACATGGCTATCTGGTATGTGAGATCGATACTTCAGACCTGGCACGCGTCAAAAAGTCGTATGCTCTCAAGATGTCTGCACCCCCTGAAGATTCTTCACCCCCTGAAGAATCTTCACCCGGTGCAGAAAGTACAGCTAGCTATGAAGAATCTTCATCCAGGGGTGCAGAATCTTCACCCAGCTATGAAGATTCTGCACATCGATCAGAGAAAGAAACTCTAGAAAGAAACCAAAGAAAGACACTGAAGAAAGAAAGAGAGATGCCCGACGTTCGCGCATCACCGCAACCGGCTTCTCTCTCTCTCTCCTCTCAAAAAACATCTGACCAAGAGAAGCCAGCCCAAGTCGTTCATCCCGTTCACCAGTTCTTGCTGCTGGATGATGCGATCGCTCCCTCGACACTCACGATCCTGCTCACCCCGAAAGAGTTTGAGAGTGAGATGGAGGATAAACGACGAGGTTTCCTTGCTCAAGAGGTCAAGTATGATCTTGAGCAGCGTGGGCATCACCTTGAGTATCGATGGAAACGTGAGCAGGAACGTAAGGTGATCGAGGTGGAGGCTGTAGAGATTCCTCAAAAAACATCTCTTCTGGAGAGTCTCACTGACGAACAGGTAGACTTCTGGCGTAGGTGGTGCGCTATTTCCAAATGTGGTGATGCCTCGCTAACTTCGAAGATCATGCCGGATATCGCCTGGCTCGCGCAACGTATCACGACGACGATGGACCTGGAGAGCTTGTATCAATCGACGTGTGCGATGCTGCTGGAGTATAGCAAAGCGCAAGGCAAGCCATTTACCCCGCCACATTTGAAAAACCTTGTCAAGCATCATTCCACCTGGGAAGCCGCCCAGGAAGTGAAGCGAAAACAGAGCGAGCAGGCTAGCCAAAAAGCGCCGTCTGGTACTGGCGTTGTGCGAAATTGGACGATGGAACGACTCTCGGGGCGGTTGGAAGCGCCGCCGATTATCTATGATTCGCACAGGCCAGCGCGAGCCACAAAGGTGTCAGATGAGATGAGTATCAAGGGCGCGATCGGAACGCTGCGCGAAAGATATCGACAGCGAGCAGCACAGTAGGAAAGGATGGCGACGAGCATGGATACAGTACTGCTCTGGACGTTAGGTGTCCTCTGTGTGGTCGCGCTTGCCCTTCTCAGCCGGGTGCGAGAGGAACTTGGCAAACGTCTTGTAGACGAAATCATTGCCACATCTGAGCGAGAGTGTGAAGAGGAGTTATCCGCAGAGTAGCCTCGCTGCGAGCGTCAAGAGGCTGGCCGCTACGCATTGGAGTAACGGCCATATCCTGAGTAAGCATTCAGGAAACCCGAGCATAGTATACAGGTTTCCTGGAAGGAGAAAACAGATGTTTGGTCAAACAAAAGCAAAACAGCACAAGAAGCGCCATACGCTGGCGTACTACGTCGTCGCACTGTTCACATTGGCAATCGAATTGATGCTCGGAATTAATGCGGCCTTTTTAGTCTTTCAATCGGTTTCCATCGTCGCTAACAATATGTTAGCTGGTACGTCGTTTATGGCGATTGCTCCATTGATCGCGCTTTTTTGCTCATTGGCAGTGGGCGCGTGCTTCGTGCTAGGTGGCATGTGGACCTATGCTGGTTTTATCGACAGTTTGGAGGATGCAAAAGCCTATATACAGGAGTACGGGGCCGTGGTTTGGCCTGTGCTGCTTGTCTGGCTCGCGTTTCTCTCCATTATCGCGCTGGACTTCACCACACTGGCCTTCAGAGCGACATACTTCGCGCAGCGTGGCGAGACTGCGCTACTTGGCTTCTTCGTGGTGCTTATCCTTCTCCCACCCGTTCTAGGGCCACTCATTCATGTTCTGGAGAACACTCCACGTGATAGGCGGCTCGCAAAAGTGCGGCATTTCGCTGAGGCGCTGGAAACCGATGATATGGAGCACGTGGTCAGATCGATGGACCCTGACTTGCGCTCAAGAATGCTCAATGGCGATCAATCTGCTATCCAGGAGCACTATAACCGCGTTGACGCCCTACGCGCTGACAATGCAGCGTATGAGCAGCAAAAGATTCAGGAGCGCAGTGAGAAGCAGCGCAACCACCAAAAACCGCTTGCTACTGGCGGAGGCGGACTCTTACGCTTCCCAAAATAACGAGCCGTCCTGAAAGAGGCCCCGCAGAACGGCAAGGCAAAGCACCGGGTCATCAGTCAGAGCAGGAACGCCCGAGGCCTCCTGCTCCTCCACCGGCTGAGATTGTTCTTCAGCCGCTCTATGTGCCACGTGAGCCGGTGTTCATCGAGTGGCCTGTGAGGTCACTCGAACCGGAAACCGGCCCCATTCGCATACCAGTGGCTATTCCGATAGCCATACCACCACAGGAGCGCATCATTGAGTATAAGCCAGAACCAGCAAGAGAAAGCTATCCCCGGCGTGAAGCGGAGCGAGCAATCCAACCGCCTCTCACTCCGCCAGTGGAAGCTGCGCCGTTGGCTCGCCCGATGGTTCCCCGGCCGAAGCCTGTTACCACGAAAGAGACAACGCCCGAACAAAAAACAGCGCTGATTCCGAACAAAAAAACGCCTGGAAACAATTCCCCAAACAATTCGGAAACAATTCGGGATGGAAATAAAAACAATTCCCCGCCCGAATTGTTTACACCTAGTAAACCGGCTCCACAGGCGGCTCTACCAGCTTACAAGAAAAAGGGGAAAGTAGGGCGACAACGCAAGTATGAGATACTCGGAGACAATGAAATTGAGCCAGTTCGGGAAGTGATTTTGTTCCATCAGAACATGGGTTCTCATTGGCCGGGTATGTCGAGGGACATGCAGGACTATTATGATTATTGGTATTTCACCAGACCAAACAAGCGAAAGGATGGAAAGGATTATGAACGACATCTCAAATGCTACGAACGCAAAGAGCGCTGGATCAATCCCCCGTCTGCGACCGTATGAGATCGCAACGCTGCTGATTGCTCCTGGTGGTGGGCGAGTAGTGCGCGTGATGGATGCCACCGATGATGAATTTCAAATGTTCGTGCTTGATGCTGGCCTGCCTGTGGAGGAGGACGGTATCACCGAATGGAGCTTTGATGATCGGTGCGGAATCATCAATCACGCGCTCAAGCATGGTATTGTTCTGCCCTTTGCCGATCCGAATAAAAACAATTCGGAACAGGAACAAAAAACAATTCGGAGCGAGCAGCGTGAAATGGCCCCACAGCAGGGGATGGTGGATATTCCCAACGCTCCTATTATCAGCGGATGGGCCACTATCATCAAAGAGACCATAAAAGGGCAGGAGACTCGCGAAATAGAAATGATAGAAGCAGAGCCGGATATGTATCCGCCATACAGCGGAAAACGAGAGTGAGAACAGCCGAAAATGAGTAGACAATGAGTAGACAAGATGAGGGCAGATCAACGACCGGGTCTGCCATACTGGAAAGGTTGAAGCGTGTTTCAATCGGGAGGAATGTGCGATGCATGCTATTCAAATCAAGTCGCGGGGAATACTCGCCCGGTGGTTCAGACGCTGGCTCTACCAGCTTGTGCGCGAACAGGCGCACATTTATGAACAAGCAGAATTTTGGAGTCCTACAAGAGATTGTATAGGGTGTGGGAAGCCGATCGCCGCACAGAGTGTCTATTGTTCTCTCTGTGGAGTCGTGCAATCAAAGAATACAGAGCAGATCGAGAAGCTCTCGATCACGAATATGATCAATACATATAAGCGCCCTCAAGAACGCCCTATGCAGACCTATCGTAGATTACGGCTGCATTAATATTTGGGGCTAGTAACAGCCGTTCTGAGCGTGTTATACTTATTCAGAGGTGTGATATGGGCGTATCAGACGATACTGATCGCCAGGTGGCGATCAAATTGCAGCATCTGTCCCCAACCTGGGTTCGCTGGCTCGATCGCGAACTGGGACGGGTGAAAGAGCGCAATGGCGGATTCGCCGAACTCAATGTGCGCTTTGATCACGGCAAGACAGGGGTTATGCGCTGGTTGTGTAGTCTCATGCCAGATCAATGGCGTAGCGATCTGAAGTAGGATGCCCAATTTTTATATAGATTACTGGCAAGGAAGTAGGCCAGCTCGCTCCATTCGTGGAGAGGGAAAAGCTTCTCGGCAATTCGGGTCCGTTTCGCAGTACCGGCGATGAGGGCTGGCGGCATCGGTACGACTCACCGCTAACAATGCTCATAGACTGCATGGGGTATCTACCGTATGCAGGTAGCTATGAGATAGCCAGGGCAAGGACAACGGGCCGAGAAGCATCTTCCATCCAGGTGGCTCCCTTAATAGTTGTGGCTGACCACGAGCATCTGAGACCGGGGTATACAGGGGGCGCGCATCCCGGCAAACGCAAGAGTAGCTCAATGGTAGAGTGCCTGGTTCCTATCCAGCCAGGACGTTACAGGTTCAAGTCCTGTCTCTTGCTTTCGCGTACTCTGATCGTAGGAGCTTACATACTTCTGCTTCAAGTGTTTGTGCTCCTGCAACTTGTACGCGAAACCCGCATCCATAGAACGTGACAGCAACGGCAAACGATTTACGGCGTTCTGATCTTCTGCAGAGAGGATCAGCACGCCTTTTTTATTGAGGATGTGCCACCATCAGAAGGGGTCTCCTATGGGGCTAGAACGATCTACGCCACCCGGCTAACCTGGTTGCTTAATGAGAGAGAGTGAGAGGCATGCCACAAACTTGCTCTATCTGCAATCATTCAGATCGCCTCCAGATCGAGGCGTCTCTCATCGCTGGCATGCCATTGCGCGACATTGCGCGACAATTCTCTGTATCGAAAGACAGTGTAGCGCGACATAAACGCAACTGTATGCAGCCTGCTATTACTGCTGTTCAAGCAAAGCAGGAGGAACAATCTGCCTGGACTGCTCTCTCAGAAATGGAATGGATGCGTGAGCAGGCGCGCTTGATCTATACTGATGTGCGCAACGATCGCGACCATCGAACATCCCTACAGGCGCTGGGTGAGCTGCGCAAACAAACCGAACTCTATAGCGAACTGACGGGAGAGTTGGACCGTAGCACACATGTCGAATTGCATCAGGAATGGGTGAATATGCGCGAGATCATTTTCCAGGCCCTGGCGCCTTTCCCTGAAGCGAGGATCGCCGTAGCCCGTGCACTGCTGACATTGGAGCATCAAGATGGTAGCACTCGCCTCGCCTAGCATATCTCGCTCGCTTGATCTCGCTATGCGGCTTGATCCGGTAGTACTCGGCCAGGCCGCTGGCATCGAGCCCGATCCGTGGCAGGCGCGGTTACTGAGGTCTCTCTCATCGCGGCTGCTACTCAATTGCTCGCGCCAGGTCGGTAAATCCACAACCACGGCGACACTGGCGATTCATACCGCATTCTATGAATCTGGCTCCCCGATCTTGCTGCTTTCTCCAACGCTTCGCCAATCGCAAGAGCTCTTCATCAAGTGCCTGGAGATTTACCGCGCACTTGACCGGCCAGTACCAGCGGAAGCGGAAAACGCGCTCTCTCTCAAATTGACTAATGGGAGCCGTATCATTTCCTTGCCGGGCAAAGAGGGCACGATCCGGGGCATGAGTGGTGTGCGACTGCTGATCATCGATGAGGCGAGCCGCGTCCCTGATGCGCTGTACATGAGTGTATTGCCTATGCTCGCTGTGAGTGGTGGCCGCCTGGTGCTCTTATCCTCGCCATTTGGCACCAGGGGATTCTTTTATGAAGAGTGGAAGCGGCGCGCGCAATGGGATTATTTCGAGATACCCGCAACGGAATGTCCGCGTATCTCTCCAGAGTTCCTGGACCAGATGCGCGAAACGATGGGGGAATGGTGGTTCTTGCAGGAATTTATGTGTCAATTTATGGACGCGCAGACCGCTGCTTTTCGGGCTGCGGATATTGAGCGCATTGTTGATCCAGGAGTTGAGCAATGGGCGCTGTAGAAACGAAAGAACTGAATCCAATACAAATTGGGATTGATATTGGTCAGCTCCACGACCCTACTACGCTGTGTGTTGCGGAATGCATCCAGAAGCCAACGGGCAAGCATCGATGGATAAAGCGCGTGCCTGCGTATCTCGACAAACAGGGCCAGTTTCACTCAGCGAAAGAGACTGATCCGGTAGTAAAAACAGAATATTTTATCAGACACATCACACGCCTCCCTTTGGGGATGAGCTACCCGAAAGTGGCCGAACACATCGCCGATTTACTATGCAGCCCAATCTTCGCCAGGCGACGGGTGAATGTTCTTTTAGATGTGACAGGTGTGGGCAGACCAGTTTACGATGATTTGTGCAGTGAGGCGAAGTTGCATGAGCAGGCGCGGCGTATCGCCATCAAGCCGATCACGTTCACGCATGGGGAGACGTACAACGCGAAAACGGGCTTGCTCGGTAAGGCGTTTCTCGTGAGCAGGCTACAAAGCTTATTGCAAGGTGAACGTATCCATGCGCCGGATACGTCAGAGGTGAAGGCGACCATTGAGGAGCTGAAGGTCTATGAAATCAAGGTCAACCAGGACGGCAAGGATCAATATGGGGCCTTCAAAACCGGGAAACATGATGATCTTGTCACTGCACTAGGCTTATCGTGTTTGGAAGATCCATATGGCATGCAAACAAGAAAGAGTGAGCGGGTCTATTGATGAAAGAGCAAGTAGCTAAATTTGTCGCGTATCTACAAGAGGCTGGTATGAGCCGTGAGCAGATAGCCTACAGGGCCTATGATTATGCCCTGGCCTTGCAAAACGATCAATTCCCTAGTGAGAGCGGTGACTATCTACCGTCTACTGCGATGCTCACAGCGGCGGAGTTGGTGCGGGCTGCAATGCCGCTCGTCGTCCATTATAGTAGCCGAGTGTATTAAGGAGTGATCTATGTTGTTATATTTTATTCAATGCGAGTCATGTGGAGGTCACGTTCCGGTGAGTCCTCCAGCGCTTCCTGATGGCTGGCTGACCCTGTCAGAGGCCAATACTGAATGGCACCTCTGTTCTAAAGAGTGCCTGCTTGTGTGGCTTGGACGGCCACACATCACCACCATGCAAACACAGGTGAGTGAGGCTGTGAGGAGATAGCATGCTGCGATTTCTTGCAAGATGGTATCTCATCGGCAAGCTTGCCATTATGACGCCTATGCCCCTTTGGGCTGCGAGACAGTACGTCTATGGTGGGATGACGGTGTTTCGTAAAAAGAAGAGGAAATCATGATAAACGTAGCGCAAATGATGCCACAATATGAAATAACCGACGCTGACAAGAAGCGTCAGGCAGATATCGCCTATGCCTGGAAAGCGTACGAGGGCATGCTTAATCCTCCGCTCGTTCCGATGGATGACCAGCCCGATGATAATGTGCTGGCCAACTATATTGAGGATAAGGTTGAAGCGGGCAAAGACTTCTTGTTCGGGAAAGAAGTAGAGATCAGCGTAGAAGACGGCGTCTCACAAGACGTACAAGACTTTCTCGACGCGACATGGGGCGAAAAAGAAACACGCATCCCGCTGCTACAAGAACTCTACATCAATGGATCGCTAGCAGGTCAGGCATTCCTTAGAATCATGCCCCAAACAGATGGGTCATTCCGCCTGGTGGCGCTAGACCCTGCCTGCATCTGCATCCAGACGGCTCCGCAGGATTGTAAAACTGTGCTGTGCTACTGCATTGAGTATTGCAGCGAGGAGCAAGTTGCTGGCCAGCCCACACAAATCTACTACCGTGAAGAGATACAGCGAATTGACCCGGATCAAGATGGTGATGAGGGCGATCCGTTCGCTGATACTGATGCCAGTTGGCAGATTCAACACTGGACAAGGCAGGGTGATCGCGGGGCATGGATGGCAGCCGGTGATCCCATCATATGGCCCTATCCTTTTTCACCCATCTTCACGAACCAGCATATGGTCCGCCCTAACAGCTTCTGGGGCAAGCCGACAGTCACGCGCAATCTGATACATCTCAATGAGGCTCTCAACGTCTCCAACTCTAACATTCAGAAGCTGGGGCGTGTAACCAGCGGGCCGGTCGTGTATGCCACCGGTACTGGATTGATGGATATTGATCACGAGCCCGGCCATATCGTGATCATGCCGACTCCTGACGGCAAGATTGAAGCGGTGAATATCGCCGCTGACATTCCCAGCTTGCAATCCGCTGCAGATCGCCTCCAGAGTAGAATCGATGAGCAAACGGGCATACCAGGTATTGCCACCGGACGAGCGAGCGCGATGCCTGGCGGCAATATGAGCGGTATCGCGATAGAACTGTTGTTCATGAGCATGATCAAGAGGATGGATACCGAGCGCTGCTTGTATGGCAAGCTGATCATTGACGTGAGCCAGGCCCTGCTCATTCTCAACAAGATGAGTGCTGACATCAAATTGACACTCAATTGGCAGTCACCACTTCCGGCGGACGATACCGCTTCCTGGCAAGCTGCTCTCCTTGAGCAGCAGGTGGGCGTGAGCGATCAGACGATCCTTGAGGAGCGAGGCTATGATGCTGAAGAGGAAATGGAGCGCAACCAGACCGAAGATGCGCAGAAGATGATCAACTTCAGTCGTGGGCAAGGGATGCCGCCAGCGCAACCGCAAATGCAGGACAATCAGGGGGCATCTACTGGGCAAGAGCAGGGCAATAGCTCACCGTTTATCGGGAGGAGTGAGTGATGGAGAAGAGCGATCTACTTGCCAATCATGCGCCAAATGGCCAGCACTATAAAGCGATGGCTATCGAACCGGTGCAATATATTGAGGCGAACAATATCGGATTCCATGAGGGCAGTATCATCAAATACGTCTCACGATGGCAACAAAAAGGCGGGTTAGATGATCTCAAGAAGGCGAGATTTTATATTGATCGCTTGATCGAATTGGCTGGAGGTGAATGATGAATTATAACTATTCCATCTGTCCTGTGTGTGGACGCCCTATTGCGACGGAAACCAGTCCTTTTACCGCAGATATCGCGTGTAGGTGTCAATGGCAGGTAACGATCACGCAGAGTAACGGTACGACTGCTTCCCCTGATGCTTTTAACCAGCATTTAAAGGATATGCGCGCTTGGAAGGTTACTCTACATGGTCAAGTCAATGGTCAGAAAAAACCTGTACCGTCGGCGTTTCAAGATGCATTCAAAGATGGTGAGCTGGAGCCATGAAAGCGCTGGTGAAATGATGGGTCTGAATGATCTTATGAAGCGAGCGGGATATGACGACTGGGAAGTTCGAGATGGTGATGTATTCGTGTATGGTCATGTCTATGCAGGAAGCGTTGAAGAGGTTGCAGCGATGACACCTGACGACATTCGAGCGGCTGTTGAGTCCGAGATCGCTGCTGAACAGTCGCGTCGTGAAGCAGAAGAGGGATTATGAAGCCCTTGAAAGCGTTGGTGAAATAAATATGTATGATGAAGAACTTCTAAAACAAATAGGGCAAGAAATTGACCTGCGCAATAAAGCCTATACGGAGCGCAATCTTTGCGTAGCGCTGATTGCTCAATATGCCATGTGGTTTGGTCATACCGTCGGCATTCGTCAGCATGAGGGTGACGAATGGGAAGATGAATGGCGTAATGTGCTCTTTATCGATTTGCCCACCGGTCAGGTGAGTTGGCATCTTCATGAGAGTGACCTGGTCAACTTCCCTGGTCTACCTCCCTATACAAAGGAGTGGGACGGACATACAACGGAAGAGAAATACGAGAGAGTGAAGAGATTCATTCGTCTCGGTAAACCACGCGAAGAGGAAGTGAGATGATAGCAAGAAAACATGTTACATTGCGAAATATGAGCGAGCTGATCATCGAGGAGGGCATAGACGAAACGATAGACCGTGCTCTTGATCGATACCGTAACGCTCCACTTGTGACCGATGTTCATTTAGTAAATGCCACACCTGTCTTCCATGTGAATGGATTGTGCTTTGTAGTGGTCATCATGGATGTTGAGATCGAGGACGAGCAAGAGAAAAGCGCGGGGAAAGTCTACAGGGCGAAGAAGAAGGAGTGATACATGAACATTGGAGATAGAGCTAGGATCAAGATTAAGCGTCTTACCTGCGATCTGGTTCCAGAAGATGCCTACCTCATGGGAACGGTTTCTCATATTGATACGTATGCATTCACCGTGAAATATGATGAACCGCAAGACGGAGATGAGTATCGAGTATTTCCATCCCATAGTATTGGCGATAGTGTACAGATCGCAAGAAATGAGGAAGTAACAGCACCAGGGACAATGCCAGGGATTATTGAAGGCCGAATCATCCATTATGTGGCCTATAATGGCCGTCATTTAGCAGGAATAATCATCGGATGTGATGCAAGTCGAAGCTATAGCGACGTTGACATGGTGATCTTTACGAATATGAGCAATGTCAACGGCGTCAAGAATTTTGGCATGCAGTTTCACGCAGACATCGCCTATAGCGAATCGCCAGTTCCTGGTACGTGGCATTGGCCGGAAAAAGCATAAGGGAAAAAGGAACATGGAACTCGACGAAAAAATGACAAGAGCCAATGAACTCAGAGGGACGCTCGCTCAAATGGAAGAGGAGATCAAAGTCTTTTTAGCTAGCCTGGAGCGAGGCGTAGGCGCAAGAGAAATAGCGCTTGTAAGAACAAGTGTCCAGGAAGCACGTCATTGGGCACAAGATGCGCTCACAGAGCTACAAGTTGAGTACATAAGGAGTCAAGAACGTGGCGATAACATCTAAACCGTGGGACGGCTCAGCATCGAAATATGCAGACACAGCGGCTTATTGCTCTGCCTGCTTAATCGACACCAACCCATCGGGAGCCGACAAAGTTCAGTCTATGTGCAAGTTACCCATCAAAGAACCCAACGGCGATATCAACAGCAATGCACTCGGCGCGGCGTCGGCTGCTCTTGCTGGTGCGCGTGGCGGGTTGAAAGATGTCAGTCCAGCAGATAAAAAGAAGGCTGCTAAGGCACTGATCCGGGCTTATGGTGAGGCGAAGATGGACGTTCCGCCTTCTCTCAAAAATATGGCGATGTAACGTTTGCGGCCCAAATTGACAATATGTTCTAACAGAGGATATACTTATGCCAGA